AACAGCTTAACCCAAAACTTGAAAGGACAATATGGCTAATGTATATGCAGTAGATTATGCAAAACGATTTTCAACCCTTCCAGCAAAGCTAACTAATGTAGCTACGCAGGGTGGTAGAATGCGTGTTTTGTATGACACTTACACAGTAGTAACGGCAACAGCCCAAAATGACGTTGTATATTTTGGTAGATTACCTCCAGATTGCAAGGTATGGGAAGTTGCAATTCAAACTTCTGCTACATTAGGAAGTAGCGCAACAATTGATGTCGGCTGGCAAGCTGTATCTGCAACCGCTACGGCGGCAAATACAGACCTTGATGGTTGGCATGATGGTATATCTGGTGAAACAGCCCTCTCTTTTTGGAAGGTTGGTGGAGCTTCAACTGCATCAGGGAATAAGGGAATTGCAATTGCCCCTACGTCTATTCCTGATGAAGCAGATATAGTTGCAACACTTCTTGGGGTTGACCCAAATGCAGATGTAGTAATTAGTTTGATGTGTCACTATTCAATTGATTAACATCAATTAATAATCGGGGGTTGGGAAACTAGCCCCCATTTCTAACAGTTTATTATGGATAAAACTGGTATAGCTAACCTTGCCTTGAGTAATCTAGGTGAAGCTAGAATACAATCTCTTACCGAAGATAGCTCCAGAGCCAGAGCATGTAATGCAAGGATGGATAATGTATTAGAATCTATCCTAAGAATGCATGTCTGGAACAGCGCATTAGAAAGACAAGAATTAGTTCGTGGAGAAGAGCCTATCTTTGGTTGGAACTATTCTTATCAACTTCCTGCTGATTGTATTAAAGTTGTTGAAGTTGAACCTGTATCCAAATTTCAGGTTGAGAAGAAATATCTCTTATCAAATGAAACATCCTTATATCTCCTATATGTAGCAACTCCTACCGATATTAATAATCTTGATTCCTTACTTGCAGAAGCTGTAGCAATGAAACTTGCAGTAGAAGTTGCAGAAACACTAACAAGCAAGCAGGGATTAAAACAGGAAATGATGCAAAAATATGTAATATCCCTCCAAGAAGCACGATCTGCTAATTCTAATGATAGAACTCCAGAACACAGAGAACGCTCTTCGTGGCTTGATTCTAAAAAAGGTAGATATTCTGTTACACATAGAACTTTTAATACTCCTACTATTGGGTATGAAGTTGATATGCAAGCATGGAAAACTAAATGAAGTATGAATTTCTTCAACCTAAATTTACAGAAGGTGTATTAGCAAAAAGTCTTCAGGGTCGTTCTATTGAAGAGTTTTACCATTATGGGTACAAAAGCTCTAAGAATATGATTCCTGTGCTGTCAGGGCCAGTTGTTAAACGCCCCGGCACTAATTTTATAGAAGAACTGAAAGACCCTACTGCTATTTTCATTCCCTTCTTTAAAGATAAAGATAATACCTACATACTAGAACTAGGTGTTTATTCTTCCACAGGATATCTCCGAATCTGGTCACAAGATACATTATTAAAACAAAGAACAGGTACTCCCGGTACTACACATGCAACTAATATATATGAGTCTGCAAGTACAATCCCTTGGACTGCCGCACAACTTCTAACATTAAAGTTTACTCAAAGTGGCGACATAATCTTTGTTTGCTGTCCTGATAAAGAACCTTACCGAATATTTAGAACTCTAGTTACTTCTGGAACCAGATCAGCAGATGACAGTCTTTGGACTGTTGATGAATTTGTGATGACAGATGGGCCTTATAAAGCTATTAATGTCTGGTCAGAAGATGATGCGACTAAAAGATTTAGTTTAAAACTTGTAACTGAACCAACTGTAGGTTCTAACCGAATAGAGGTAGGAACAGTAGAATTTAATACTGTAGATGATTCCCTAGTATTAGCTAATCATGGATTGCAAACTGGACAAAAAATAGCATTAAGAGCAAGTGGAACTGGTTGGGGCAACGTAAGACAGCGTACAGGATCAGGTTCAGCAAGTGATACACAGACAAAAATGAATGATGCGGCAACTGATACTGGAACAGATGTATTTAATTTAGATGATCGTTTTGTTGTTTCTTCTACTGGCACAAGTTTCCAATTCTCTGATTCTGATGGTGGTGCAATAAGAAAATTTGAATTATATGAAGATGATCCTGTTACTACCACTTCAAACGCCGCCATAAAAGTACATAAATTAGCTTATGCAGGAGGTACTACAGGAGTACAATTAAAATTATGGCTTAATAAAGGTTCTGGTTCACAAGCCGCTACTTTAACATATTTCAGTAGTGATGATGTAGGTCGTCTTATTAGAATAAATCCCTTAGTGCAAACTGATAGTCTAATCGGTGGTATAAAATGGGCATGGGGTGTAATAACAGCAGTTGATAATTCTGGAACAAATGGTATTATAACCATTACAACTAAAACAGAACTTTCCAATACAAGAGGAACATATGGTACATCAGAATTCAGGTTAGGTGCATTTAGTGATGGTGAAGGATGGCCCCATGTTGCACAAATATATCAGCAACGTATGGTACTTGCCGCAACTACTCTTCAACCTTCTACTATCTGGCTTTCTGAAACTGCACAGTTTTATTCATTTGCACCTACTGTACTTGCAGATCAGGGTACTCAGCAATCATTTAATGATGGAGTTGCAACAGAAATAGTAATTGACAGCAGTTCTCTTACATTTACTCTGGACTCAGATACATTGGATGAAATAAAATGGCTGGCAGAATCAAAGAAACTTACAATGGGTACTTCTGCTGGAGTATTCATGCTTTATGGTGCAGAAACTAATCTAACAGTTACACCATTTAGGTTTACAATTAACCGAGAAACTTCATTCTCTGCAACTGATACTGCACCAATAGTAGTATCAAATGCATTACTTTATGCACAAATTGGAGGTAAAGACGTACAATCTCTAGAGTTGGAAGGAGGAACAACCAATCAATGGTTGGCAAGTAAAATATCAATGAAGGGTTATGATATTATTAAATCTTCTGAAGTTACAAAAATGGTGTGGCAGGAAAGACCAAATAACTTAGTCTGGTTTATGATGGCAGATGGAAGACTCTTAACATTAAGTTATGACAGGGGTGCAGAATTTAAGGCTTGGTCAGAACATCTATTGGGTGGTTCAATATATAGAAAAATTATAACTACATTACAATCAACTGCTAATGCAGAAGTTGTTGTTAGTGATAGTGAAGCAGATGAAGTTGCAGATTCAGGAAACAAAATATTATTTACTGATACTGCTCATGGATTAGTTAATACTAATATAGTGCAATTAACTACAACTGGAACTTTACCTACAGGACTTAGTTTAAGTACAAATTATTATGTAGTTAATAAAACAGCCAATACATTTAAACTTGCATTAACTTCTGGTGGAGCAGATATATTATGGACAGATGATGGTTCAGGTACACATTCATGGCATAAACCAACTATTTATACTGTAGATGGAGATTGGGCAAGTCTTTATACTTTAGATAAGAATGTAGTTGTTTCAGGTTATTCTATTAGTGATTGGAATTCTACTCAGCGAGTAATGAATGTTATAGTCAATGGAAGTACAGATACAGAGATTACTACAGATTTAGATTCATCTGGATTAGCAAATACAACAGAAGCAGTATCAGGCAGGAATCCACGCATCTCTGATGAAACAGAAGGACATGCTAAAGTAGTTGATATGGAAATGATACCAACTGCAAGCCATGACCAGATATGGTTTAAAGTTAAACGAACCATTGATGGAGTAGATAAATATTATGCTGAAACATTGGGAAGATTCCCGACTGAAGGTGCATTAACCAGAAACGAGTATGTATTTTCCGATAGTTCTGTTACAGGTGCAGTAGCCACAGATAAAATAATTAATACATTAGCACATTTAAAAGGTGAAGTAGTTCAAATTTATTATGAAGGAATGCAACATAATGATATGACTGTTACTGCTACAGGTGCAGTTAGCTCTTTATTAGATACTACTCCTACGCCATCTTCAGCATGGGAAGTTAGCAATACAGAAACTAATGTTTCACAAACTAGCACTTCCGGAGCCGGGACTGGTGTAAAATTTACTACAGTAACAGATGGGTCAGGTAATCCTACATTTACAATTACAACAAATGGTACTGGATATGAAGATAATGATACAATTGTTGTTACAGATGCCGGGAGTACATCAAATACTGCTACTGTTACTGCTACAGGTGGTACTGAACAAATTACATTAAGCCATACTCAAGGAAATGAGCATGTAACAGGATTAGGATATGATGCAGAAATAGAAACACTTGAACCATCTCCTCCAGAGAATCAATTTTCATATACTAAACGATTAATAAAAGTTGCAGTATTAGTTGAAGAATCTTTAGGAATACAGTTAGAATACAATAATTTATCAGAAGAATTACTATTTAGAACAACAGTAGATGCAATGGGAAGACAGATACCTTTATTCTCCGGTATGAGAAAACTATCATTATCTGGAATAGGTTGGGAAGAACATAACTTAAACATTATCTCAAATGGGCCATTTCCAATGCAGTTAAATGCACTTGTTATTGAAGCTGATACAGGAGGTTCCTGATGGCAGTATTTACAACAGCACTAGCAATAGCGGCGGCGGCAAAAGGAGCAAGTAGTTTTTTAGGCTCACAAAGTACATCCAGAGATATGCAGGAGGCTGGTAGAAATAGTTTGCTGACTGCTAGATATAATATTAATCAAAGAAAGTTAGAATCCCGGCAGACACAATTTGGTATATTAGAACAAGGACACCAAGCGGCAAGTAATATTCAAAGATCAGCAAATCAAGCTGTAGGTACTGCAACAGCCGCCGCTGGTGGTAGTGGTGCAATAGTAGAAAGTGGAACACCTAGAGCAGTATTGACAAATATAGCACAGGAAGGATTACATGCACAGATGGGTGCTATACTAAATACCAAGAATGCAATGAAAGCTAATAGACGACAAACTGAAGCACATAATAAGACAGAATGGAAGCAAGCAAACGCTTATGCTAAAGGTATGGAAAGAGATGCTAAAAGAACTATGGATAATGCTAGAATGAATCTTGCCGCAGATACAATCAAAGCAGTAGCTACCTACTATACTCCAACTGTTGGAGGTACAACAGATAAAGTAATTAAAGGAGTTAATGTAGCCGCTTCTACATCTAGTGCTACTGCACAAAGTAGAGGTGGATCACGTTATCAAAATCCTAGAGCAAAAATAATAAACCCCGGTAGAAAATATAATCCAAATCTTAGACAAGGTTCTAGACACCATACAAGTGTAACACCGGGATCACGAACAGCATCTACAAGAAGAGGAGGTCCGGGATCAATGGGCGGCCCACTTGGATCAGGTAAAATGGCAGTAAAAGGCTGGAGATGGAACAAATATACTACTCAAGGATTAATAACTCAACAGGGACAAGGATATTCTTGGCGTAAAAAAGCTGGTAGATATTAATAGAAAGTAATTATGGCAGAACTAACTAAACCACAATACAGCAATCCAAAATCATATCCTTCTGATCGTAAGATATATCAGGTTCAACCTGCAAGAACTGACTTTACTCGTCCTTCAGAAGTACCTGACCAGATGTTTGGTGTTGCAAATATTATGAAAGCATTGGGTGAAGGGCTTGAAAACTATCAGGAAGCCTATGCACAATCTGAAAAGACTGCCAATGTACTGCAAGCCAAAGGTCTTTTAATAGATAAAATGAAAGATACGCAAAGGTTAAAGGAACTAATTGCTACACATGCCCCCTTAACTGGAGTTGAACATTTAAAACTGAAAAATGTATTAGATAAATTTAGAACTACTGATCTTGAAGGTAAAACAGATTTGTATCTTGGTAAAAACTTAGAACATAATATTACTGCTATGCAATTACCTGATGATATTAATGATGATGTCTTAGGAATGATAGAAGATCAATTTGTTGAAATGAATGTTGGTATTATAAGTGATCTTATGGGACAAGTTAATGAAGTCCAAAATAAACAGACTTTAGCATACATGTCAGAATATGAATCTCAATATAAAGGAAAAGTTTTAAATACATATTTAATAACAAAAGATGAAGAACAAGCAGATAAGGAAGCACAAATATTACAAGATGCTATAGATGGACAAGTAGAAGAATTAGGTAATTTAGGTACTTGGGGCCGCTCCCAAATGAGAGATCAAAAATTAAAAAATGGTCAAATAAGATTGAGTGCTAAATTTATGGCTGAATATCTTAATAAAGAAGGTGATCCACAAACAAATAGAGATGAATCATTAAAACGTGCTTTAAATGGTCAATACAAATATACAGATAAAGAAGGTAATGAAATTACTCTTAATTCAAATCATTGGGAACCTTATTT